ATAAATAAATCACCCGCCCAATTCTGTCAAATTAGCCCGGAATTGCCTGAGCAAACATCTTCTCGACCTTCCGAGTGAAAGCCATGTCTTTTCCGTAACGCGGATCACCGACCATTGCGTATAAGTCATCCTTCGATACGCCTTGATCTTCTGTCATGCCGCTTGTCGGAATAGCCATTTCCCCTGAAGCCTGCCTGATTTTGTTCAAAGCAGACACAAAAGCCGCACTTGTGGACGCTTGCGCGACCGCGTTGAGTTCAGCTTCGTTCAGGATCGACCGACCGAGCTTGCCAAGCCACTGGTTATTGGCCTTGATGATCTCGTCAGCCTTATTTCCTAGCTTCTTGAGTTCGGCCTCGCGGCTGACTTGCATCTGCTCCATAGCGCCTGAGACGTTATCGAGATAAGACTTGGCAATCCTTTCGAAAGCATCCTGAGACAGGCCAAGTTCTTTCGCAGTTGCGAGATAATTGACCAGAACCGGATCATCATCTGGCACATTTGCTGCCTTGAATGCCTCAAGATTGTATTTGCCATCCTTCGGAGCCTTGTGCTGGCCCTGAGAGAACTTGGTTCTGAGTTCTGTGTAGGATTTTGCGAGTGCTTCTACGTCTGGACCATCTGTTTCAGACCAGAAATTCTCTGGCCAATAGTCTGGGCGCTCCAGTTTTTCGTCTTCTTCTGGTGCTTGAGCCGCTTTTTCCTCGTCGGTAAGTTCCCGATGTGGGATTTCCGGCTCCGCTTTTACTTCAGTTACCGTTGATTCAGGAGTCAACAGGCTCTGGTTGTCGGTTTGGGCTTCGCCCTCTCCGGCCTGAGTTGTCTGTTCTTCTGTCATTAAGTCCTCGCTCGTTTGATACGCTCTTTGATAAGCCGAACGACGCTGTTTTGGCCTTCCCGATGGAACCCGTGAGACGCTTCATCCCCGGGAAACCAAGTCGGCTGTTCGAGATACTTGTTTTCCAGATCGGCCAATACCTTAGCGCCAGCTTCGGAAGTGAACACCAGAGCGTAAAGGGTGTCCAAATCCCTCTGTTTATTTGGTTCTGTCATGTATTACTCACTGTAGAGCGCGCATTACCGCTTCTTGGTTTCCGGCTTGAGGCGGCCCAGCGGGTTGCTGCTGCTGCGTTGCCATTGCCTGCATCTGCCCATATTGTTGGGCAATCTGCTCACGTTCTTCCTTCGTAGTCATGATGCGGCCCGGTATTCCAAGACGTTCAGCAACGAAGTCGATGATCTCATCCTTCTTGATGGTCATCATGGCCTCTGGTCCCATTCCGGCCACAATCTGAACGAACTGCATCACATCATTCAGCTCTTCCATATTCTGCGCCTGAGCCAGCGGAGAGACAGGAACAATCTTCACTTCCTCGCCATTGATCTTCAACGGCAAGTCGATGTCACCGCGCTGGTCCATGATGAACAAGATACGGCTGACAATCGGGATCATGGCCTCTGTGATCAGGCGACCGAACGCTGCGCCGAGGTTCTGGGCCAATTCGTTGCGACGTTGCACCACTTCAGTAGCCGACCGAGCCGACATATTGTCTGGCGGGAGCGTGTCATCGAGAAGCATCTTCTTAATGTTCATACGCAGATCGTTGATGATGATCTGGCCGACATTGAAGTCTGCCGATTTCGGAAGCGGCGTGAGGCTTGGGCCTTGCGGTCCACCGTTACGGGCTACTGGAATAATAGCACCCGGTTGAATCTTGACGTTTTGCGGGTTAATTACGCCATCATCTGCCGCTGTATAAACACCGGAAACGGCCAAACTGCCATTCTTCAAGATGAGTTCGAGCGTCTTATTGATGGTTTTCACATCCGGCATAGCTGTGATCAGTGGACCACGACCATAGACTTCACCGGAGACTTTCATGTAACGCGTCACGATCCACGGTGACATCTTCATTTCACGATAGACGACCATCGACTTGGTCTTCTCATGAATCACATAATAGCAATAAAGCGCCCGTTCTTTGTCAAAAACCGTCGCTTCGAGTAATTCGACATCATCTGTCGGCTTGCGATCAATCTGCTGCTGAAGGATTACTGGAACATTCGCATCTGGCCACTGAAGAGAGATTGAGTCGCCCTTCAGTTTCATCTTGCGATAGACGTTATCGACCGTGCCATGCGGCCCTTCTTCGAGCGAAACGAGATATTGCGGGACCGCTGTAAAGCGGATCGGCGCTTTCTCATCGCCCGGCTGAATGAGCATGACTGATGTGCCGACAGCAAGATCGAGCAAGAACTCTGACATAGACAAGTCAAAGTTCGTTTGACGCAGAATGTTGAACATCCGCTCGTTATAGAAATCGAGAACCTTCTGAATCTCTGCGCGACGACCTTCTGGGATCGCGTTACCAGCTTGCAGGCGACACCAAGCCCGATAGGGAGGAAACAGGCTTGACTGGATACGGTTTGCAAACCGCTGAGTAGAATGAATGGCAGTCGAATCGAAGACCTTCTGCATCTTCTTCTGGCCGGGAACGCCAGCCTCGAAGTTGCCGTCATAAAGGTTTCTCTGCGGGAGCGCGTATTCGTAGCACTCCTGATAGATCGTGCGCCATTCGTCCTTCTTGGATGCGGCCAAGGAAGCGCGTTTGACTACGTTTTCAACACTCATCTTGGCCATGACACCCTCACTTCTTCTTTGATTTGCCAGCTTTTGACAAAGCAATAGCGACAGCCTGCTTCATTGGCTTGCCGTGCTTCATTTCGAGCTTGATATTTTGCGAGATCACCTTCTGTGACGAACCAGCTTTAAGTGGCATCTTCAGACTCCTTTTCTTCCATTGCCTCTACTTTTGCATATTTCTCATCGGTAATAGGGCCACCAACGAGCCAAGCATCACAAGTGCGTTGAGCCGCACACTTGAACGCAAACAATTCGCAGAACCCTAGATCGGCAGTCGCTACGACAATGTCGTCATATCCGCCTTCGTCTTCAGGCGCTTTCTCAAGACCCTTCTCGATGCAATCCATCATCTGAGATGTCTGGATGAACGCTGCACAATTCCCGCAGCGCATGGTCATCGCTTCAGGAACAGTCACGTTATACATCGCTGCCTTCTTCAGCCAGAAAGCCGCATTAGGTTCGTTCGGGTTTGGCGGCCCATAGCCATACATGATGAACGCATGGTTACGGTTCTTCAGGTTATGGGAGATGTCTTGCGTAGCAAGTGGGCAGGCATATTCGCCCGGCTCCTCAGTCTCCATCTCTGCTTTAAGAAGTGCCATGATCAGCCCTTTTTCTTCATCATGGAAACACGCATATTGTCGATCAGATTAGGATAGGGACGGCCAGCAGCAGCCGCCATCTTCTTGGCCTTTGCTTTTTGCTCAGGAGTGAGCTTCTTGCTCTTGCCGAGAGACTTCGGACGCTCCTTGTCCCAGACTTCCTTCATGATCAGTCCTTCATGTTCTTGATACGCGCACTCAAAGCAGCGGCTTTCTTCTTCGCATCAGCGGTTGAGGTGGCTCCCCAAGCCCTTAATGCAAGAAGTTTCCGAGTCGGGCGACCTTTCTCATCACGATCTGGACCTTTGACACCAGCCATTCTAGCCAAGAAACTAGCTTTGCGACCAAGTGCCTCGCGTGATTTAGGAGCGCCTTTGACAGGAGCCTTGAGATTAGAACCTTCAGTGCGCTTAAAGAAAGCTCGACCAGCGGCATTGAGTCCACCTTTCGGGTTCTGATACTTTTTGGCGACCATTAGAGACCACTCAGTTTAACGGGAAGCCCGGTCTCCGGTGCGATTCTTTCTGGTGAAAGCAACTGGCGATAGCCACCGCGTGTCCGAGCGCGGATCGAGGCAGCCAAGGCACGGCCCTGTTCGCCCTCTTGAGCGGCCAAACGCTCTTCCTGACGCTGCTGAATTTCCATCTGACGTTGCTGGGCAGCCGAAGCGCCACCGTCACCACCGCCGCCTAGTCCGAGAGCTTGTGCTATGAATCCCATGATTCAACCTCTTGAAGATATGAGCATCACATCCGTCTGGTGCATACGCCTCTAGGAACGCCTCATGGCGAAATCCGATCAACTCTGCCCAGCGC